CTGTGATAAATCGATCCATTTACTCCTGATAATGAAGAGTGTACGAAGTACTGCTTACATCTGATAGCACCATCTACATCATCTGGAACTGCTCCAATATGCATAGGGTCTACAAAGATGTTGTGGATCTCTCCTGAGTAGTACGCGATATACTTAAGACCACCAAAGTGAAGACCTTTAACACATGAGCTATTGTCATCTGTGTTTACTTGGTCCCAACTAGCTAATCTATGGGTACAACCTACCTTGATGAAGTGTCCTGGAGAAGTAAATCCATTGTCTCCCTCACAGTAGAACGCATCACCACTTGTTCCCATAATACCGGGTTGAAATAGTCTGTCTTCTACCTTCTCTGGTAAGCCTGCACCACTAATCTCTCCTGTATTAGGATCGAATGTTCTAGCATAGCGGTCTACTCTTTCTCCAGATTCAGTGTCATACTTGTGCATAACTTCTGTAGAGACCTTGTACCCATTCAATAACCCTTCACGAGTAATCTTCATTTGGTACATAGTAGCTCTTTCTTCTGCGATACGCTCGGATAAACCTTCCTCGTCCATTAACTGTTCCTTCAGCTTTGGGTGTACATACATCATGTTCACAAAGTTAAAGAACTTCTCAGAGAATATTACCCCTCTTGATCCCTTAGACTTCTCAGCTAGAATAGGGTTTCTCAACCATCTAGTCCACATCTTAATAAGAGGCTCAGTAGAGATTCCCTTATCCATAGAATCATACAATCTATCCACTAATGCTTCAGGCATAGGAATCGATGATACAACACCCTCATTCTTCAAGAAGAACTCTCCTGTAGCAGGATTTACGTGTAAGTGCTCGCACTCACTTTCAACTGTAGCAGAGTAATCTACTACTGTTAGAGGTTTAAATTCCTCTAGAAGATCATTGTAGTCTTCCATAGATTCTACCCCTTCCATCTGAGAAGATAGGTTCATCATTTCATTGTACACATCTTCATTGTACGGTACTGCGAATGGAGTGTCTCCAAACGATCCACAGATTTTTCCTTCAATTACGTTAATTGTGATCATAGTTTTGGTATTAATTGATTGCTAATTTACTAATTTTAAACGACTTACGCTAATGTTTCCCAAGTATCTCTATCTTTCGCCTTCAAGTAGATGAGGATCTCCTTTTCTAATTCAGGAGTCATCTCTTCATATTGAGTTAGACGGTCTATGTAAGATAGTAGAGGTTTAACTTCATCTGCAAACTCTTTCAAGTTTCCATACTCAGCTATTTCCTTCATATTTACAGCTACACTCTCTCCTACATCGGACAGTATGAATAGCTCTGCACTCTTGGCTTCTATCAGAGCTGCTTTATCATCCACATCTTTTATGGACTCGCAATACTCTTGAAATTGAAACACTTTCTCTACAGTAGTCATTACTGCTGTTTTTCTGATTCTCTCGAACCTGAAGTTAGAATACGTATCATCTTTACGCGCTCTAAGTCTGTCATACACCTCTTTAAGCTCAGGATGAAGTGCTTTCATACCGTGTAAGAAGTTGTAATCTTGTATATCTTCCAATTTGGAAGCGGTATACCATGATATTAATGAGTCGTCCATAGTGAATCCATTGTTAGGGGTTGATTGAAGGAAGAATTCTGATATGTGTTTACAGTTAACGCCCTTCTTCATCAGCTTAACTTTGTCCTCACTTATACGTAACAGCTGTGGAGTAACCCAAGTGTCCGATACCATATTTTGGTACTGGTCTTGCGGCTTTCCTGCGTGTTCTCCAGTTCTATGCGTGAACCTAGTGGGAGCAGAGTCATAGAAGTATACAGGCTCTTTACCAGTATCTGACCAACTAGCCTGTCTAGAAGCTGGGTACACCCCATTATGCGTAGGAACCATATCACGAAGAAGCTCAGCTGCAATATGCAACTCCTCTTCATCAGCCTTAGTACCATAATAGATCCTATTGTCTGTGACCATAAGATCCTTAAGCTTAGGCTCAACTTTATCCCAAGTGTAGTTCTTGTCATCACTACGACGATCATCCTCTCTTAAAGTGTAGGCTACTATCGTTTTGTTGACCTCTCTACGCTCGGCAGGGCTTAATCCACTGTTAACAGAATGGTTTGTAGCTGCTATTTCAACTTGTTTGAACTCAACTTCCCAATCTTCAGGAACTTCAACCTCATCATAAGAGTGATACATTGCAGACTTAGTAAGTTGCACCATAACTGCTGCATGCTTAGCTTTAACTCTTTTATACTCTTTCTGTAAAGATGCTTTGGCTACCCCAATGGCACCAGAAATCTTAGGTAAGAACTTTGCATCAACATCATCCTTAGTTAAAACTACTACAGGATTATGATTCCATGTATCCGTAACATTCATGATGAAAGCATCTGTAAGTCTATTGAACGCAACTTCGTCCTTAAAGTACACATGTCTAGCATCAAATCCGTCCCAGCCCATAAGCTCATGTCTAGAAACTTCACCTTTACCATTAGTCGATTTGTATGATAGCTTTGTAAGTTTAAAGCCCTCAAATAATCTAGATGGTATATGGTATCTAAGTCTTGGGTCTCCAGGGAATGTAGGCTTTATCATAGACTTATCTATAATACGACCTAACTTCTCAAGTATAGGATTCTCAGTACTACCAGCAATAACAGAACGACACTTAAGTACCCACTCTAAGAAATCTGTCTCATCAAGCTCCTTCTGAACCAACTCTGTTGCTTCGTCAGACGCTGATTTGATAACTCCTTCTACATATCTCTTGGTAGTCTCATTCCATATCACCTTCTCTCTCGATGGGGTAACATCTACACCCTCTTGCAACACAGATTCTACACCATAGTCATCAATAACAACTTGTCTGATAGGACATTTGAAAGCAATAGGACCATACAATTGTTCCATCTCTAGCTCTCTAAAGTCTACATACCCGTAGTTGATACCTGTAACTGCAGCCTTATTCTTAACCACCACGATGTGAGGTTTACTATAAGTTGAGTAGTCAGAGATTATCAAGTTTTCAGTGTTGTAAACAACGTTAGCTTTAAAGTCTACCTTTCTAGAGTACATTTCTTCCTCTTCGTGGTCTTCAATGTAAAACTCTACATTTTCTATATAACTTAACTGCTCTTCAATAGCCTCTCTAAACTTGCTTCTGTTGTGCCTTTTAGTACCAAAGCTTACTTCGGTATAGTTTAGCTCAGAAGTCTCCTCATAGTAGACCTTATCCCCTGTTGTTAGGATAATGTGCGGGTTAGGCTTACCTTCCTTCACATTAAATGCAGGTACAATGAAGTCAGTCTTGTAATTGTAACAATTACACTTAAACCTTCTCCCATTATACACTGTTTCTATTGTGTAGAAATCTACACCAGTGGACAGCGCAGACTTAGCACCTAATCCAAATGCTCCAAAGTTCTCTGAAGTATTTCTCTTAGTAGAGTACCCTAATTCAAGTACACCTTCAAGTCTTCTACCTCCAATACCAACACCATTATCTCTAACCTTGAAAGTATCACAGTATCCAGTACCGGTATGCTCCTCATATGTTAAGACAGATGTGTTGTTATCTTGGTTAAGCTTATCTAAATCATAGTATGTTTTATCGAAGTTACTGTCTTCGTATTGCTCTCCTCCTCTCTCGATGTAGTAGTCTTCCATGACCTTCTCACCTTTAAGAATCTCTAAAGCAATCTCTTTTTCTCTCTGCGAATCACACGCATTTGTCACTAACTCTCTAATAGTAGAAGCTATTGGCATAGAATATTGGGTTGACTGTAATATGTCAAATACCATTTTCTCTGCTCCTTTGTTTATCTTCTTTGCTACGCCGGCAGAACCTTTTATAGGCCTGTCAATTGTTTTTATGCTCATATCAATTCTTTTACTACGTTATAATACTCTTTTTCATACTCTGATAGCATCTCTTCCCCTATTGGGAATACTCTACGCTCTGCGTGAGCATGTATCTGAGATAGATATGGTCTTCCTTTGCCTACCTTCCACTCCGCTAGTTTATTCTTTATCCATACATTACTATCTTGGAAGTCAGAATTATAAAGGGAGTAGTAGTGCATTCTTAGGCCTTCATACATACCAGTTGTCTGAGATTTAAATCCTCCAAATATCCCTTTACAGGAATAGTTCCCATAGAATACCACAATTAGGGCTCCTGGTTTCATATTAAGTAGTATACCCTCTGTAGGATCTCTTCTCTTCTCTTCGTGTGTCATTTTTAATTGTTTTAAACAAAGAAAGGGCCCTAATTGGGCCCTTTAATCGAAGTTATACATACTTTACAACGCTTTAATCATGTCTATCACTTTTAATACTTGCCCTTGATTCTTGGGTAAGTATAAAATAGGAATATCCTCTCCAGAATCCTGTAGGTGCTTTTTAAATAGTTTCCATTTTAAAGGAAATACATCATTTGCAAAGCCTTTTACCTCAATAATCCATTTACCATTGGGGTCTACGAAGTCAGGGGTGTAGGTTATGTTCCGTATTTTGTAAGTGTTGTCTATAAATTGACCTTTAGTAAGTGCTCTAGTACTAGGCTCTATACTTGAGGAGTCAAAAATGAACCCTTCCATAAGAGTAAATCTTGTTTCCTCGTATAAAGCTTTGATGCCTGCCTCTTCTAGTTTTATATAGGAGAATAGCTCTAACTTAGACCTAAACTTTATCCCTTTATATACCTTAGCGGTGGCATTTCGTACCTTCTTATTACCTTTAGATTGTTGTTTTTGCATCGTGTGTGGGTTCAGTTGCTAGCTTATTTGTAAAGAACTCTTCGTCCAAGTCTTTAATCTTAAATAAAAGTTCCTGTTCTTTGGAGTCTGCTGCTTCATCTGTTTTAAGATCAAGATCAGAACCAGTCCCTAAGTTAGCGAAAATTGACGCACATTCTTTTAATATAGCGTCTATTTTTAATCTGAGTTCTCTGTTGGTGTAGTAAGTTGGAGTCATTAGTGTATAATTAGTAAGTTTTTAACGTCTTCAAACGTGTATCCTCCTGCGATAAGATCAGATACATCTTTATAGCCACATTCTGTAGGTATTTCTATATTAGATAGGTCATACTCAGCACAGATCTTCTTAGCCATTGTTTGGCCAGGGTTATCCGGGTTAGTAAAGTCGTTATCGTATAATATAAATACATTTTCAAACCTTTCTTTCATCTTTGCTATCAGTTTACTGTCTGGCATTACCATTTCACTTTGTAAAGCGATGGCTGGTAATCCCATCTCGTGTAAACACATAACATCTTTCAAAGAAGAGGTTAGTATTAGAATGTGCCCCGTTTCAGGTAATTGTGAATACCCCTGAATATGGGTATTAGTTGTATTGCTTACCCACTTTCGTTCGTCGTTTGGTGCGTATATCTTATACTTTGTACCAAATTGATAAGCGTATGTGGTTGCATCACAGCTAAATCTACTGCTGTTTATCCAATAATATTTAATAGGAGTTACCCCAAAAGTAGTTAAAGTTTTCTTAGTAATTAAATATTTCTCCCAATATACCTTATCCTCTAGAGACCACGGCCGTGTTTTCTTCTTAATTATAGTTACTTTCTTAGCTACAGGTCTCTTGTTTGTAACACTACCCATGTATCCCATAGTAAATGAGGTACTAGCTTCGTGAGACGTAAGTCCTAAGTTAAAGTCTGTATCTATAATAGTTAAAGCTTCTACGAATGTGCAAGAATATTTATGTTTAACATAATTAAAGCAGTCAAAAGTGTGTTCAGTAAATGCGAAATCTTTATACAATAGCCTTCCCCTCCAAACAGTTATGCATGAACTAGGGCTTTTATCGTCCCGTAGTGTGCTGCAAAACTTTTCGTCGCACTCTAAAAAGAGTGGGCAATAGTATCTAAAAATATCGTACTCGCTGATCTTGGAAAGGATCACCCCCGTATGGAGGTGATCTTCACTTTTTCTACTTTTAATCATAGGTTATACCCAAGTATCGTCCTCAGTAACAGTGTCAGTGTCTGGAGTAACTACAGCCAATTGCGGTGAGAATTCTCCCCACTTAAGATCTGTAGCAAACTCTGCATTGAACGTACCATAGTCATCATTAAGAGACTTAATAAAGAAGTCATCTCTCTGAGGCTTAACTCTACCAAAGGTCTTAAGGTATACAGATTGGTATTTACCATCCTTAACTCCTACAAGTAATCTTACTTGATTACCTTCTAGCATTTTAACTAAAGCTTTAAGCTCAGTTGTGTCTCCTTTAACTATCTTACTCATAGTCTCAAAAGATACTTCGTCACCATATGCTACGTTAGCCCATGCCTTAACAAAGTTGATTAATGTTTCTTCTCCGGTGTAAGCTTTACGAGAAGTCTCTGGGTTTTTCCACCAGTCATATGTAGGTGTTCCTTCTGACCAAGTTGACTGCCCTGTAGCATTCATCCATTGATTCTTACCTGATTGAGATACTCTCTCCTTGTTCTGCATAAGAATTTCCATACGTGTAGTAAGGTTCTCATTCTTAATCCAGAACGTTAGCTTGAAGTATTCCTCTCCACTGAATTCTACATAATAGTTAGGCTCAGTCTTAACCTTGATGTCCATTGCATGTAGTTCCTCCATTGTAGGATTAACTGCCATAACATTGAAATTACTAAGTCCAGAGTATAATGTTACTCCACCACCTGATACTTGTTGCTCGCTTGAATTGCTTTTAATAGCCATTTTGTTGCTTATTTAAAATTAAATTTTTAGTTTACTCTTCGTCAAATCCGTCAGAAAATGTATCTTCTTTTTGCTCAGCTTCCATAGCTGTTTCAAATTGATCACGATCCTCTGCCTCTTGCTCTAGGTGAGCATCAGTAGTAACCTCTTCAATAGACTCTACTAAGTCTGTTTGAGTAGTAGTTACAGCTTCAGTAGGTGTATCATCTACAAAGTTAAAAGACATTCTACGTTTTCTTGACGCTTTCTTTCCTTTCAATACAGGGTGCTTGAACATCTCTGTCAATTCCCATCCTTCTAGGTTGTACTTTTCTTTGATTCCTGGACGGTCGATTCCGTTCTCTAAATCTAATAAGATCATAGAGGTTGTAATAGTCGTAGGTGTTTCCATCTTTGTTGTGTTTTCTGTAGTTTCTGTTACAGCGTTTGGTGTTCTAGCTTCAATCATCACTCGTATTTTAATCAATGAATATTTCTGACCATTCTATAGGGATAGTCTTACCTTTTAAGTGTTCGCATCTAGAGCCTGCAGTTATATCATCTAAAGAGTTGAAACTAATCATAGTTGTTTCGTCTTCTCTGAATATGTATCCCACTGCATCTGCATTTGCACATGTAATCTGTTTAAGCTTACCTGTTAAATCTAAATCCTTAACAATCACTTCCTTACCCTTCTTGTCAAGTACCTTATCTTTAAGGTGTCCGACGAGTATGATGTGATCAGCAAGCATTGCTATCTTGTCTATCCATTTCTTATACGCTATACGTAGGTATAAGTATCCACCACCGTTAGGTAAGGATAGTATAGACATTCCAGGGTTTTTCTCTTCGAAGTTCTTACCCATAGGAGTTGTCATATACAACTTCTTGGCATCCTCTTCGCACCACTCTTCAAGCTTTGATACTGTATCAATAGCTATGTATTTGTATGGCCTACCTGCTTTCATTATAGCTTTACCTATCTCTGCAAGTTCTTTAAGATTCGATGCCTTAACTTTTAAAGCATCTACCATATCAGAACCGTCTTCAAGGTCTATAATAAGGCAGTTATCTAAAGCAGTCAATGCTGTGGTCTTCCCCACCTTTGGGGCCCCATAAATCACCATATTCTTAGGTGATTTCCTAGCAGCTTTTACTTTCTCTGTTGGTAGTATCATTTATTTTCTCTCTTTAATTGTGAATGTACTCATGTCAGCCTCAAAGCCTATCATTCCAAGCATACCATCTCTGTTCTTCTCTAAATGCACTGCTAGCAAACCCTTAGGGTCTTCGTCGCAGTACTTCTCCGTGATATTATACAGATCATAAGGTCTGTTAAGAATCATAACAACGTGTGCATCTTGCCCTATACTATCTCCACCAAACAAATCCGTTAAGAGTGGTTGGTATTGATTTTTAGCTCTATGCTCTTGTTCTATGTTTCTATTCAGTTGGGATAGTAAGATATTTATAACACCAAACTCAGACTGCATTAACATACATCCTTTTGATATGGTATTAAGCTTCTTAAGTTCCGTCTCCTCATTACCTCTAATCAATCTAGAGTGGTCAAACAGGTTGATTACTACAGAATTAGGGTCACTTTCATGCAATGATTCATTAGTTTGCATAATGTATTCCATTGTTCTAGGTATATTGTTAAAGTATATCTCATACTTACTATACTTTTGAACCTTAGATGCATATGTTCTAAAGTCAACATCAGATAAGGGAGAGTCTATAGATAATAAGTCACCTATCTCTTTCCTTACATCTTTAGATGCTGAACGCATTACTTGCTGATACCCAGGCATTTCAAATGTCCAGTACAATACCTTAACATTTTTCAGTTGGTTAGTATCTAACACATCAAAGATAAGTTGATTACTAAAAGCAGACTTACCTACTCCAGGTCTACCTGCTACTACATAGAGCTTACTTCTTTGTAATCCTCCTAGCAAGTTTCTGTTTAGCCTTGGCCACGCCGTGGGAAAGACCTCTCTATTACCTAGCTTTGCTTCCTTTACAATAGCTATTGACTGATTAACAGCCCTATCTATTCTTTGGAAACCCCTAGCTTTGAAAATATCAGAGTCTTCTAACGGTTCTTTCTGCGGATTCTTTTCCATTTTCTTCTACGTCTACATACTTTTCCCAAGTATGATTATTAAGCCAAACCTCCAAGTTTTGTAGGTATCCTAAATTGTCCCTTTCTATACGTAGTTGCACATCTAGCAACTTCATTATACGGTCGTGGACAAACTTTTTACTGCCTACAATCCTCTTATACCTATCTCTAGCTTTCTTATTAGCTTTAGATTTAGGGTCAGAGGCGTGTAGTACTCGCACACCTGTGGCAGTTCTCACCTTCATCGGGTATGCAAGTAGTAAAGAGTTAAACATTTGGTCAAAGTCACTTGAGAATAAATCTATAAACTTTTGTCGTATCACAGATTCTTCGTGTGATGATCCTAATTTTATCAATCCCTTTTCTTCAAGGGCTATCCAATTAGGAGACAAGTTTAGAGAACGTAGGGTTTTAAAGCCTTTCCTGTAAATAGCATACAGAGCTAGGTAGTCGTCGGCGCTTATTTCATTAGCTGTCAACAACTCTATGTCTATCTCAATCTGCATATCTTTCTATTTCTCGTGCCATATGATGTTTTTTAAGTCTTTTACACTACTCTCTAGCCATCTTTCTTCTTGACTATCTTTTACATATAGGATATAGATTTTACCAATCTTTCCCTCTTGAAATCTAATAAGCCTACCTACCCTCTGAACCATGGATAAGGACTTACTAGTTAAACCACAGATTACTCCTATACCTGCATCAGGTACATCAAATCCTTGGTTTAGCGCTTTTGTACTGCACAATACTGTCTTAGTACCGTCTTTAAAATCTGAGATAGCTAAGTCTCTCTGTTTCTTAGACTTCTTACTGTGATAAACTGTAGAGTTTGGAGCTGTGGCTTCCGCTAACGTATCCGTAAATGCGTTAGCCCCTGAAAATACTAGTACTTTGTCTCCTTTAGCATTTTTTACCACCTTCTTTAAGGCTGTAACTTTAGCTTTAGCAAAGTCTACTATCTTCTTTCTCTTTCTTATACAGTTGTAGAATTGTGCAGCAGCATGTTTCATATAAGGTGGTGATGAAGAACTTGCCAGCGCTCTCCTAGCTTCGTTGAATGCGTCGTCGCCCAACTCGTACTTCCACTTTATAAACATGTTGTTAATCTCAATGTAATCTTTCCTCTCCTTCTTGTATAATGATACAGGAATACAGTGTATCTCATACGGAGAAACTAGACCTAAAGATACGCATTGATCTAGACTTATCCTATAATTTGTAGGTGCAAGTTCTTGAAGCTTAACAGCATACTCTAATTCTTCAGGCACAGTAGCCGTCATACAGAGTAGTTTCTTATAGCTGTTATTTTCAAAGAATTTACGATACTTAGGAGATAAACCTAGGTGAACCTCATCACATACTACTATGTCATAGCTCTTACCTTTTAACTTATACGCAGATTGGTAGCATACAAACTCTAACTGAGGTAAACAACTATCTTTACCCCACTTACTGAATTCTGCAGCGAACTGATCTTTCAATTGTGTTGTAGGTACTAGCACTATTCCTCTAGCATCTGCAGATTTACGAAGTACATGTGCAGCAGCTAATACTCCACATCTTGACTTACCAAAACCGGTACCTGCTATTATACTTCCTATAAATCCTGCGTTAGCCCAAGCATTCAATGCTTTCTTTTGTTCACGGTCTTTTACCTCAATTAACTTTGTTACACTGTTTTCCATAAGTTCACGGTTCTTGCTGTTTCCTTGTCAAAGTAGTCACCTGCGTATACTACTAGTCCTTTCTCTCTAAGTTCTTTAACTCTTCCAGTTACTCGATTAATATCCCAGTCTACATATCTAGCAATCATACGATTGGTACTAGGGCCTAGATGTTGTATAACTTGGAGTACTTCTGCTTGACGCACAGAGAGTATGTCTTTTAAGTCTCTGTACGAGGTAATTGATTTATCGTTCATAATCTTTTAGTATAAATGGTTAAGTACACATTGGTACACAAAGTCTTGATCGTTGTTGATCTCCTCTAACTGTGCCTCAGTGCATTCCTTACCGTATAATACAGCAGAAGATATATATGCTTCACAGAAGTCTGGATAATCTTTAGTATCAATCCCATCGACCTCTACATCATCTAAATCCTTTACAAGGATAGGGTAGTCAGAGGGAGAGTCATTGGAGTTTGCAGGATGATTTGATAAGTCATCCCA